GATCTGCTTACGGCCACCATTCTCCACAGACCTAGCGACCTGCAACTTGAACACATCAGCGATCTTCTGCCCAGCCTCAGGTTGCGAGAACTGTTTCCTCACCGGCTCCATATCCTGAACGAACCAATCGAACTGATACGGCTCCAACAATCTAGCTAAATTGGTGGCCTGCGGATAATACAAGTCACGTTGCTGATCGTAAAACCGTCTACCCAACGCCGCCGACTCATTACGAGACTGCAACACTTGGGGGAATATCAGTTCCAGAAACTTCACCCATTCGGTCACGGTTAACGCTTGGTTGAGGAAAAATCCGGCGAATGACGCTGCATACGCTACCGCCGCCGCTGTAATAGCTGCCTGCGCTGCGGCATATTCCTCAGGACTCACCTATCAGCCACCTACCCCTGTAGCTGGGTTAGCTTTAGTAGCAGGAGGTGTTGCACCCGCTCCAGAAAGCTGTCCAGTCGCCGGCTGGGTGCTACCCGTAAGTAAACCCAACGGATTGTCCTGAGCGTCCCACGCAGCCATTTCTTCACGCTCCGCAATTGTATACCCCATATCAATCCGGGCGCGTTCCTTAGGAATAACACCCATACCATTAGCGTACAGTTTAGTAGCAGCGTCAGCTTTAGCTGAATATGTTGGTGTTGACGGGTCACGCCACACCGTTTCCATCCGATAATAGTCCGGTGGAATGTCGCCGCCTTTAGCTGCCCGATATGCGATCCGCATAGCCTGTTCCCACGCACCGCCGAACAGTTTATTCTTCCGCTCACATTTCTTCACCAACCGCGACTCAGACGATTTAATCGCCTCAGCACTGGCCGGATTCTGAGAATTAGTGGACAAATATTGCGGAGGTAAACCTGTGTAGGCTGCCGCTTTACGATCCAACTGATCCAACGCATCCACAAAGTTTCGTAGCTCGGCTGCGCTGAACTGTTGCGCCTTAGCGTCAGGGTCCTCAAAAGCTAATATGCGAGCCACATATGCGTCGAACAGCTTCTCACCCGTTGTGGGATCGACACCGATATCCTCAGGACGGACACCGAACAGCAACCGCTGTGGGATCGCCATAATCTCTGACGTTGCGGCCATTGTCATCAATGTTCGTGCCGCAGCATCCGTGATCGACCGTAGCTCCGGGCTAATCTCCGACGTGCCATACAAGTCAGCCAGTGATGTGCGGTTCACAATCGGAACCACCGGCACCACCATCAAACCGTGAGCAACCTTAGACAGCACCTTCCACGCACCAGCCTCTTTCACCCACTGAATAGTTTGCTCAGGCAAATACGAGGTGGCGGCGATAACCTCAGACTGCGAATCATCGTAGGTCACCCGGATAGCTTGCGTGACCTCCCGCGTGCGGGTATCAATCTGTGCGAACAACCCACCAGGCGGCTCCACACGAATCAACGGAACCTCAGGATCAACATTCAAATCCAGCTTAGGGTCGGGCATGGCAATCGTAATGTACGAACGCCCATAGATCAGCGCATCCGTGTGACCCAACGTGGCATCAATGTCCAAATTGTTCGACTGCCACCAACTCCACAAATCTTTATCACCATCCGGCTTGTCACCAACCCGGAAACCCTCAACCTCCTGCCGCTCTGCGATTGAATCGACATACAAGCGAGGATATCCGACATTAGCTAACAGGCGTGCCATATTCGGCGGAATAGCGATACCGATAGCGTCAGGCCGGCGTTGAGCCTCATAATACAGGCGGCTATCCTTCAATCCGTCCTGTTTGCTCTCAAAGACGTTTATCAAATCGTCCCTGGCTTTATCTACGTCTACGCTCGCCACTATTGGATCACCATAGCCTTCCCTGTCCTATAATTCTTTGAAATCAGATATTGGTGGCGTAAACCCCACGCCAACACAGCACAAACCGCAACGTCAATCTTCCTAGAAGAATCCTTAGACGCTTTACGGATACTCACAGAGTCATACTGCGTTGGGTGACGTTTAGCGTTCAACACATGCTGCCGCATCACCTTATTACCGTCATGCACAGCGTCACCCTCCAATACCGCATCCAAGAAACGCTCACAATCCAATCCGAACGTCTTAGTGTTACCGCGCATATCGAAGGCAATCGTGTTCGCCGGCGAAGCTTTCACCTTCATCTTACGGCCAAAGTCACGCGACCAACCATCAATATACGATTCAAACTCCTTCACGTCAGCACGCATACCGACAACCTCATACGTTTTCATAGCTGACCTGACAGTAGCATCCACGTCCTCACGCGGAACCTCACCATTGATCGACTCGGCAGGATTCCAATGTTTCAACAGGAACAGGGCACCATCCGATATCCGGCAAGCCACCAACGCCGTCCAGTCATTCGACTTAGACCCGTCAAACCCCAAGGTGATCTTATCACCGGGCAGTAGCTCCACGTCACGCTGACAGCGGTCCCATTCGTATGGGGCCAGCCAAGAATCCTCAGATGCCGTCACATGGTTCAGAAACTTACGCCGCGACTCCGTGATAGGGTTCTTAACGTCCAACACCGACTCGACAATAGCGTCAATCGGCAACCAATACGAATCGCCGCGAGCAACCTCAATACCGGCACGCAACTGCTTCAACCCCATCAGATAACCGTCAGGGTCCTCACGTTCCGAAGGAATCTCCGACACCGGCGTATCAGCCGGTGCCTCCAACGCATCATACAATGTGCCAGCATCGACAGCCAACCCAGCCTGAACAGCCTGCCACGCATCATAGTCACGCTCAGCTACCGAATCCTCACCCGGAATGTGGGCATTGCAAATCGACAGGGTACGGGCACCAGGAATCTTAGTGACATTACCCTCAATCACACCAGCCAACGCATGACCGTCATTAGACTCATACCAAAACTGAGTTTCATTCCGAATCACCAACGTCGGACGGTTACCCTCCATAGCATACGGCGACGACGTGACAGCCTCGACACGACCACCAGCACCAGAATAAATAATAGTTTTATTAATATCTAGGCGGTAATCTTCTTTCAACTTAGTGGACACCATCACCGGGAACAGCGACATAGTGTTCTTAGTCTGTTCCTGCGACACAGCAACGATCTGAACCCACGCCGCGTGACGAACCTTACCCACCGGGTCGCCGTTCTCATCGAAATGGGAAAACGCCACCGGGCCGCACAACTCCACCAGCGACAACGCCGCCGCCAGAGGGTCTTTACCGTGACCCTTCATCCGACGAAACACACCATTACGGTATGCGTACTTACCTGTCTCATCGACCGCATACCACCACAACACCCACCGGGCTTGCTCCAAGGTCGGCATGAACGGTTCGCCGGCGTTCTCACCACCGGGCGTTTTCACATATTCAGCCCACCAGTTCAACACACCCCAACCTAGCGAACGCTCAGGCAAATACCAGCCGCCAGCTTTCAACCTACGCCACGTTGGACCTATGAAATGCGGTTCAGCGGGAACTAACAATTTATCGTCCACTGAACTCACCTTCCTTAGCTCGTCGGGAACGCTTTACTTGGTGGTGTGAAATTACTGGTATACCTAGCAGCCTTGGTGATGCGAATATCATCCAAACAGCCGGACATTTTATTCAACGATGTGTTGAAACCGTTAGACCCAAAGATAGGTCTATTGCCAGCAGCCACATACGATATACCAGAATCGTTATACGTTGAACCTACCTGCACACCATTAAGGAACAGCCTGGAGCCTACTCCGGCCTCACGGCTCCACGCAATATGATACCATGTGCTAGTGGCGATAGCACCATTAGCTGACTGGATACGAGCAGCGTTATTAACAAAATATACTAATGCACCGTTAGCGTCCACAGCAATCGTAGGATAATTGCCATTAGTGCTGGCTGGGCGAAAATCAACAGGGTTGAAGTTTAATGCACCGCAGTATAGCCAAAACTCGACAGTGAATGAGTTAAATCCGAACTGGAAGTTAGTTGCGGCGGAAGCTGCGGTTACCTGCGACGACGATACACCACTGAAATAGATCGACCCTGCACCATATTTGAACACCGACTGCGAGACAGCACAACCTGAACCTGCCGTCCACGTCAAATGCAACGGGCCAGTATCGGTGATCTTAGTCGATCCGGTAGCCTGATCGTCACCCTGAATCAACGTAACAACCGACGACCAATACGGGTCGCCGGTAGGCCACACCAACTCAGAACCCACATACACAGACTCAGCATCAACAGAACCAACCTTAACCGCCGACACCTCAGACGTGCCACGATAAATGTTGCTCACGCCGTCACCACATACACCGTATGGTCAGACACACCAGCACCCAAAGCCGCATACTGCGCCGCCGTACCCGTCCACAACGTCAACTGCTGCGGAGAACCAGCAACCGAACCAACCACACCCGCAACGGCGGCAGGCCCCTGAGGTCCGGTAGCACCCGGAGTACCCGCTGGGCCTTGCACACCCTGAATACCCTGAATACCTTGCGGCCCCGTAGGGCCGGCACTACCCGCCGGCCCAGCATTACCCTGCGGCCCCTGAGGGCCGACAAACGGCACACCAGCACCATCATCAGGCCACGACACACCATCATAAAAATACAACTTACCGTCAGCGGCCACCACATACGCCGAACCCGCCTTAGGAGCAGCAGGCAACTGAGCATACGTCGAAACCGTACCCTCAATGTCCAACGACGCACCAGCATCGCCCTTAGGACCCTGAATACCGGCAGGACCCTCAGGACCCTGCTCACCCGGCACACCCTGAATCCCAGGAACACCCTGAGGGCCAGCAGGCCCAATCTCACCCGGATCACCCTTAGGACCCGGAACCGTAGAAGCCGCACCAGTAGGGCCAGTATCGCCCTGCAACCCTCTAGGCCCAGCAGGGCCAATAGCACCACCCGGAATAGCCACAATATAATCAAACGGCAACCTAGACGTGCCAACAATCGTGCCGGAAGGCGAACCTACATAAGACAAACCCGGAACATCATCTAAAGGAAAACCAACCAGCCTCATCGACTACACCTGAACCTTCACCGTGCCGCGAGCAACCGGATCACCACCAGCAACCTCACCCTGCGGCAAAAACACAAGCTGCCAATGAGTCCTCGACGGAATCTTATCAACTTCCTCAGACTCAACCTTACACACAGCCTCAGAACCACTAATCGTAAACGGCCATTTCGTCACCGGCGACGTATACAACTCAATGAACAACGAGCCGGGGGGATAATTGACAGCCACACCAGACTCATCAACATTCTTAAATCCCCACTTGAAATCGCGGCCCTTGGTCAGCACCAACGATGAACTGTCAAGCTCAAGACCAATAACCGACATATTTCACCTTCCTTAAACCAATTTATGTAAAATACGAGAGCAGCCCAACCAAGGCACTGCCGCTCGCATAGTTGACCTGAACGGGAACGAACCGCTATCTACCACAGGATCGCTGCGGTGCTTTACGTTAAGCTACAGGCCACCAAAGATAAGCCGGGAGGATGGGAGCGGGTGTCAGCTACAACCACCCCCCCGGCAGCCTGCATCAGCCCTGAGCCAGCCTCAGCTTGAACAGCGAAGCAATGTCAAGAACCTCTGCCTCATTCTCAGCCGAACTACGTTCGACCTCCACGCGGAACCGCCGGCGGGAACCTTCCGACACCAACAGGTCACCCATCATAGAGTGGACCGTAGCAAGCACCGGACCAGATGGACGCGGCTGCTTAAGCAGCTTATCCGCAAACGTGAGACAGAACCTCGCATACGCCCAATCCGAAGGCTCAAAGTAGCGGCTTTGAGCCGACTCGCGTAGCGACTGATACAGGTCGGCTGTAATCGGGTGAGGATCGTCAATGCCCAAATCGGGAACCTCAACCGCACCGATTACAGAAACCTTCTCAATAGGAACCTCCAACTTATTACGCCGGATACGTTCCGAACTTCTTTTCGGCAGTGGAGCCACCAGGACACCAACCTTCCTTATAGATCGTTCAAGCTCCCCATGAACTCAATAGCCTCACGGTGGAACTTCAACTTTTCCTCAAGCTCATCAATTTTACGGTGAGCCAAAGCTAACTTATAACACGACATAGCCATATGCAACAACCCCGCCTGAGGGTTACCGGAACGGACATACGCCGCGTCGAACTCACGCCACAATCGTGACACAAACTCATCATCATCGACGTGGGACAACGCATCCAACGCCATCGGCA